AATCAGAGGCAGCTAATTGTGAGTCCTTTACGGGAGCACTCTAGGAAGCCAGAGGAGCAGTACAACAGGATAGAAAATCTAGTAGAGGGGCCTTACATTGAATTGTTTTCTAGGTCTAACAGGGAGGCGTGGGACAGCTGGGGGGATCAGGTAGGAAAATTTAAGGGGCCGAAGTAGGATCGACCAGAGCGAGTAGTCGCTTATGGAACGGCGGGGCAGTACCGCCCGGCTCCACCACTTATTAAGATTACTAATATAAGCACTTAGCATAACCCCTTCAATATGCTATAGTATGTTAGGTGTAAAGTGTGTGCCCTTATAGTTAGGGGTAAAAAGGGGAGGGTTAATATGGATCATGGGGATGTTCTATATATAACTTACGAGACATTTCGTGAGAATAATGATTCCATAAAGAAGACAGCAGAGGAGCTAGGAGTAGCAAGGTCAACTATCAGCAGGAGGCTATATAGATGGAAAGATAAGACTGGTCAGGATTGGAAAGTACCTACAGTAGAGGGTGGATTATCTGGGCTAAAAGGAGAGGTAAGGAAGTTACCAAGCAAGGGAAAAATACACAGGTACATAGTAAGTTGTGCACAGAACAATACATATGTTCATAAGCCTTTTATGGGTAACTTAGAAGCATACGCTAAGTATATTAGAGCAGAGATTTTAATATCTCAATTTTCATATAATAAAGCATCCTATGGTAAGAAATCAATTAAACCGGGAACAGTACTTAGTAAGGAAGATATGGCAGAGTTGTGGTTTGATAAGAGAGTGTTACCTTATATATGCAATGAAAGAGTGGCACTAGCGCCTACTTTAGTTTTTTGCGGAGAAAATAACATATTACCCACAGCAGTTAGGCCATTATCTGGATTTGAGAATTACGCAGGGGCTGGAGTATCTGGCATATTCCCACACACCTCAGTAGCTATGGAGAGTATAGCAGCCCTATCTGATGAGGATGTAAAATTTAATTACAGCACAGGTGGGGTTACTTTAAAGAACTACATAAGAAAGAAGGCAGGGCTTAAGGCTGAATTTCATCATTGTTTCGCTGCTCTCATAGTGGAGGTTAATTACCTAGGGGAATGGTGGGTACGTCAACTTAATGCTGAGGATGATGGGACATTTTACGATCTTATTGTTAAGGTAAGCAAAGGTGAGGTAACTACTGGACACAGGGTTGAGGCTATTAACTGGGGGGATGTTCACTTAGAGGTAGTAGACAATGGTATAAAAGAGATGAACTGGGGCAAAGGAGGTATGATTGATATACTAAAGCCTAAATTTCAGTTCATGCATGATGTTGTAGATTTCTATGCTAGGAATCATCATAGGATAAAAAATCATTTTGCTATGTACCAGAGATGGATAACAGGTACAGATAGTGTGGAAGAGGAGATGTGTAGGGTTAAGGATTTTTTAAATGAAGAATCCAATAGGGAAGGCTGCACTACTATAGTAGTAGACAGTAACCATGATAATGCGCTAGAGAGATGGCTACTGGAGGCTGATTATAAAAGTGATCATGCTAATGCCATGTTTTTCTTAGAGACTCAGCTATTAAAGTATAAGGCTATCACTATGAATGATGAGAATTTTCATCTTATAGAATCTGTTTTGACCAATATGGGAGTAGATCCTAGGGTACAATTTCTAAGAGAGGGTACATCATTTTTAATATGTGGTGAGATTGAGTGCGGAATGCATGGGCACTTAGGTTCCAACGGGGCAAGGGGATCTACTGTGTCATTATCCAAAGCTGGAAGGAAGACTAATACCGGACACACCCACTCGGCTCAAATACTACATGGAGCCTATGTAGCAGGAACAAGTTCAAGGAAGAGGGTAGAGTATAACAAAGGACTAAGTTCGTGGAGTCACTCACATATAATTACGTATGGGTCAGGGAAGAGGGCCATAGTTACAGCTAAGAATGGAAGATATTGTGCTTAGTAAGGAGAATGGTGAGTAGTATGATGATAAATTTAGGAAAGAGTACCCTAGAGGACAGGCTAAAGAGGGATCTTGATCTGAACGAAAGAAGGGTAGAGGCCCTAAAGGAGTATTGGGAGTCTTTGGGGCATAAAGTAGAATACAGGATAGTATACAATAAAGTGTTGAAGGTACACGAGATAAGATCTGATGATTTTGTTAATGGGCTTCCAAAGGAAGATATGTCAAAAATTACAAAGAGTAGATTAGTATTTTGATTTTACAAGAAGGGGAATACTCTGTATACACTGATGGTAGCTGTAGGGGAGGAGCAGGAGGCTGGGGATTTGTAATAATAGGAAGAGGCAGGCATGTATATGGGTATGGAGGGTTATTAAATTGTACCAATAATCAAGCAGAGATGATGGCTGCTATAATGGCCATGAAGTGCTTTAAAGGGGATAATACTATAATAGTAACCACAGACAGTATGTATCTACGTAATGGGATGTGTATGCATTTGTATAAGTGGGAGAGAAAAGGGTATATAGGAACGTCAGGTGCTCCTATAAAGAATATACCATTGTGGGGGGACTTGTATAAGTTACAGATTGATCAGGCTCCAACATGGGAATGGGTAAAAGGACATAGTGGGGACCACTACAATGAGATAGCAGATAAGTTGGCTTTAAAAGGAAGATCTTATGTAGAGGATGCTAGGAAGAGTAAGAAGAAAGTAACATCTACACATGATTTCTGCGAAATATCAGATAGTAAATGTAAGTGTAAAAGTTTCTATATTAACGGTAACCCTAAAATATATTACGAGGACATAAATGGCTAAGATTAAAAAATTTAAAAAGAAAAAAGGTACAACATTAACTACCTACGAGAATGTATTAAATTACTTCTCAGTATTAAAGGATGTGGACATCATAGAGATGGAGTACAGGCTACAGAGTGGTGAATTGCAGGGGGATGTACTTAAATGGCTACAGAGTAAGGGGTATTTTGTATATGCTAAGCTAATAACCATGAGAACGCACTTTGGAAGGTATAACAGGTACATATTGAAGCCTAAGATGCTAGCTTCAGTCGATACGGTTGACATATATAAAGAGCTTATGGTGCTCAAAGAGAAGATTGATTCTCTAAAAGAATTTTCTGTGATAGTCGTACAACAGAAGCAGAGGTTGAATCGTATGATACAGATGGAGAGGACCATAGAGCTAGACAATGAAGGGCAGCTAACTAAGGTAGGCAGGGAGATGGCTTATCAAGTAAGAAAAGAGATAGAGCTTATGGGTAGCTTGTTAGAGAAGTTAGCTAACCTACAGATGAAGACAGGGGTGCTTAAGGTAGCTCCTAAGTTTATATCTGGTGAGATACTTAAAGATGAGAATGATGCTTCTAAGATTGTCTTTCGTTTAAGGGAAGATTTCATGGAGCACATGGAAGACATAGAGGCTGAGCTTCTAGATGTTGTAGACTTAGAAGAGATTAAGCAGAATGGCAAAAAGTAAGAAAGCACTCCATCTTGAGAAGGAAGCTGCTAGAAGAGTAGACTATAAGAAAAAGGTGGAAAACCTTGAGGCAATGCTGCTTAGGTTAGGGGAGCCGGGAGAGGCTATTGTATCAAAGTATAAGGACAAGCATACTAACAATAGTAAGCTTAAATTACAGAGAATAGCAGAAGCCTATGTAGTATTGAAGGAACAGATAGAATTTCAATTAAGGTACAAGGAAGTGCCTGTTGATATTGAGGAGTTCATTACATCCAAGGAATACCTAGACATGCCTGTAAAGCCTCATATGGACGAAGACGGAGCTATATTCCCAGTTTTATTAGAAGAGTTGAAGAATATATGTGATGGGGACTATATAGAGGTAGTATGCACAGGATCCATCGGGTCAGCCAAGACAACCCTATCTCTTATACTATTGACCTATCATTTATATTTGTTGGCTATATTGAGAGAGCCCCACAAGGAGTACTCATTGCTGAAGAGTGACGAGATAGTTATGATCTTCCAGTCATTGAACGCTGCTCATGCCAAGACTGTGGACTATGCACGTTTTAAGGCCATGGTACAGAACAGTAAATGGTTCCAAGAAAATTTCATGTTTGATAAGAATATTGATAGTGAGATGCAATTCCCTAATCGTATAATTGTTAAGCCTGTATCAGGTAGCTCTACAGCCGCCATTGGCCAGAACTGTATATCTGGACTCCTTGATGAGGTTAACTATATGAAGATAACCAATAAGTCTAAGAACTCTAAGGACTCCGGCGTGTATGATCAGGCCATGGAGAACTATACATCCATTGTTCGTAGAAGAGAATCTCGCTTCATGAAGATGGGAAGGACTCCCGGGATACTATGCCTAGTATCATCAAAGCGTTATCCGGGGGAATTTACAGATCGTAAGATCGAGGAAGCCAAGACTAACAAAAAGATCTATATCTACGATAAGAAGGTATGGGACATATCGCCTCCGGGGAGATTTTGTGGTGAGATGTTTAAAGTTTTCTGCGGGGACATGTCCCGTAAGCCTAGGATACTATTGCCTCATGAGATAATAGGGTCGGAGGATCAGCACCTTATACAGCCAGTACCAGTCGAGTACAAGAAGGCCTTTGAGGATGATCTACTAGGGTCACTACGGGATATAGCAGGAAGGTCTACACTGGCCTTAGAGCCCTATATATTGGATGTAGAGAAGGTATCTGAGTGCTTTGGTACCGTAGATAGTGTGCTATCCAGAGAAGATTGTGATTTTAAGACAACTAAAGTATTTATTTACCCGAATAGGATTAAGAGAAAAGATCAATCACGCTTTGTCCACATAGACTTAGGACTAACTAATGACTGTGCAGGAGTAGCGTGTGGGTACGTAGCGGGGTTTGTTAATGTTGTCAGAGGACATGCAGATGAGAAGATAGTAGAGACGTTACCAGTTATTGTGTATGACTTCATATTAGAGGTTAAGCCCCCACCTAACGGAGAGATATCTTTTTATAAGATCAGGGACTTGATATATAAGCTAGGTAATGCAGGAATGCATATAAAGTGGGTGACGTTGGATAGTTGGCAGGCTATAGATACTATACAAATATTGCGCCGTAAGGGTTACAAAACAGGAATTCAATCTATGGATACTACTATGATACCTTATGATATAACTAAGACCTCTTTTATGGATGGTAGAATGAATGTACCAGCCCATGTTAAATGCAATGAGGAGATAATATCATTAGAAAAGGATGTAAAAAGGGGTAAAATTGATCACACACCAAGTGGGTGCTTTATAGGAAGCACTGAAGTACTGTTATCCGATAGGTCTAAGGTGCAATTTAAAGATATGGTAGGGCACCACTATGAGGTAGTTACTTTTGATGGGAGAGAGTTCAAACCAGCCCCTGCGTTAAATCCTAGAATTACAAAATATACTGATGATTTGATAGACTTGGAAATGGAGGACGGGGTTGTCTTTAGATGTACTCCGGATCATAGGTTTATGCTTAGTGATAGTACTTGGGTACAAGCGAAGGACTTAAAAAAGGGGGATGATATTAAGTCTTTACATTAAGGTACGTTCGACACGGAGGAGGAAGCAGCATTAGTATATGATAAAGTAGCAAGAAAGTGTTATGGTGAGTACGCCTACTTAAATTTCCCTGATAAGGAGTATGGCAAAGAGGTTAGGCATATAGATTTTGAACATGTGCCTAGAAAGAGAAAATCTAAATATATAGGAAAAAAAATTTAGGATACTTTAATACAGAAGAAGCAGCCCACACAGCTTATGAGGAGGCTAAGAATGAAAGTAAAGAGTGTAACAAAGATTAAGTTAGATGAATCTGTCCCTGTTTATGATTTATCAGTACCTGAGACCGAGACTTTTTGTCTAGGTAACGGAGTAGTTACTCATAATTCTAAGGATGTATCGGATGCATTGGCAGGGGTCTGTTATGGCCTAACTATGAGAAGAGAGATATGGGTGAAGTATGGTATACCTTTAATGACAATACCTACTCATCTTAAAGATAAAGCTAATACAACAAAAAATAGTGTAGATAGAGCACAGCAGGGGGCATAAATGGTAGTGGACTTAAGACAATCAATAAAGAAAGATGCGGATTTAGTAGAGGCGTGTATATTTCCTCACTTGTTATCCTATTCAATGATGAATATACCTAAGGATGGAGAGGGTAAGGAAGTATCAACAGGCTGGTTGGGAATACTAGGAGATGAATCAGTAGCTCCTATAATTAACCTAGAACGAGGAAGGCAGGTGAAACTGGCTAAGAGAATTCAGGATGTTGGCGTAAAGGTATTGAATGAATCAGGGCCAGCAGATTCTTTTAAAGAGGTGACATTGGCCTTATCCTTTTCCTTGCTTGAATTAATAAGAATGGGTAGGGTGTTAGAGGTAGATTCTCAGTATGTAACAATAGCAATTAAGATAATAGAAGAGGCTCTTGAGTATGAGGATTGGGGAGACTTAAGTAGGGCTAAAGATGCCTCTAGGAGTATACTTAGGGAGTTATATGAGAATAATTGCTTTAAACAAGATCTGAGAGAGGTAGTAGATAATGGCACTGGTATTATCACTTAAAGAAAAAGAGATATTCTATATACAGGATATTCCATTTATTGTACGTGAAGTATCTAAGGATTTCTTCTATGTTGATAACTTAATAACTAATGATAGGCATCGTATCGACTCTACAAAGATGGTTGAATTATATCCAGAGGTTAGAGCTTCTGCGGGACATTATACAAAATACAAAACTGTTAAGTTAGTTATAGAGGCACCCAAGGATATTATAATTCAGAGGGAGGAGAGAAGGAATGAAGATACCTGAGCATGTATGGGTAAAAGCTAGAGATTTAGGAGTATTAACTAAAAAAGAATTAGCTAATATGGTTAAAATGTCAGCCCCTGCAACTCACCCTCAAGGCAATAGGAGATATGAAGATTACATATTTAAGATTCAGAGTAATGCTGTTGAGGATATTAATAATGACGGGGCAGGAATCCTACCAGATATATGCCCAGACTGTGAGAATGACGGAGGATTTTGTCTAACTTGCGGTCACTTATAGTATAAAAGCCATGGAGGGCAAAGATGATTACTTTCTGGACTAGCTGCAAGGATGATGTTTTTAAAGACATTATCCAGAAGACACTATCATATACATCCAAAGGAGTAGAGTACCAAAAGGTACCATTCAGAGAAGGAATTATGCATTATCCTGACAAAGGGGAGGTAGTATTAGTTATGGGGGCAACAGCCCACGCACTAATGCAGAAAGAAGGCATAGTTCCTAAGAATAAAGGTATGGGTAAGATGCGAGGGGTAGCCGTTCCCCATATTGTAGAGGTAAAGGGGAAGAATGTAACTAAGGGGCATTGGATGTTCTCTTACGACCCAGCAGCTCCTAAGGTAGACATAAAGAAAGACCCAGAGGTAAGATGGGATATTAGGCTAGTGGAGAGATTCCATAGAACCCATAAATTAGAGCCAGAACTGGGAGACATATGTTATGAATACGTTGATGATTTTTCTGAGACTATCCAATACATCAAAGACAAGTATGAACACACAGGGAAGCCTGTGGATGTAGCCCTAGACACGGAGACTATGGGGCTGATCCCTTGGGAGAAGGATAAAGAGATTGTCTGCATACAGATAACGGTAGAGGAGGGTCAGGCTCAGATATACTATATGCTGGGAGCCAAAAATAAGAAGAAAGTAATAAAACAACTTGACTGGATTATTAACACCCCCAAAGCATCATTAAAAGGAGCTAACCTTAAGTATGATCTTTTATGGATTCGTGTGAAATGTGCATGTACATGCACTAATTTCAAATTTGATACATTATTGGCGGGATCTCTTATTAATGAGAATAGATCTAATGGGCTAAGTGGTCATGCCAAGGAATATACAACAATCGGCGGATATGATTCTAATTTAGACATGAATTACGATAAGGCTCATATGGAGAAGGTGCCAAAGAAGGACCTACTGATATACGCCGGAGGGGATACTGATGCGTGTCTAAGGATATCTTACATATTTAGGAAAGAGCTAAAGAATAATAGAAATTTACAACATATCTATAAAGAAATATTACACCCTGCGGCTAGGGTATTCGAAGATGTAGAGTATCATGGTCTATGCGTTGACAGAGAGCAGTTCAAGAAGGTTAGAACAGAGGTAGTAATAGAAGAACAGCGATGCATAAAGAAGCTGACAGATATGATGCCAAGGAGACTTAGGCTGAAACATGCAGATAAGGATAATTTACTATCACCTGCAGTCCTTAGGGAGTTCTTATTCACACCGTATGGGTTAAATTTGAAGCCTCAAATGAAGACTCCAAAGACAGGGCAACCTACTATATCGTACGATCACCTAATGATGTTTTTGGATAACCCAGATGCTAAAGATTTCATAAGTACCTACAAAGAGCTTAATTCTGCACAGAAGACCCTTACAACCTATGTAGATGGGTTTCTAAATCACCTCCGCCCAGATGGTAAATTCCATCCAACCTATGCTTTGTATGCAGGTGGCTTGTATGAGAGTTCTAAAGATTCGGGGACAAATACAGGCCGCTGTATCGCGGAGGGTAGCAAGGTTAGCACAGACAAAGGAGATGTTAGCATAGAAGATATTGTTGTAGGGGATAGAGTGAAAACTCATACAGGGGAATATAAGGAAGTAGAGGAGACCTATGATAATGGAATTAAAGATTGTGTGGGAGTAACCTTACAGGAAGAAAAGTATAATATACACTGCACTCCAGATCATCCCATTTTAACTAGGCGGGGGTGGGTTAAGGCTGAGGATTTAACTGAAGAAGATGAGGTATGGTGTGAATGTATTACAGAAAATTAAATTTTACGAGGCTATGTTTAAATGAAGATCTAAGCAGACTAAAGGAGGTACTATGTTTGTAAAAGTTAAAGAAGTAAAAAAGGTAGGTAGGAAGCACACGTATGACTTAACGGTTAAGGACGATCATTCTTTTTTCTGCAATAAGATGGCGGTCCATAATACATCAGCCACTAATCCAGCTATACAGTGTTTAGAAGGGTCGATGCGGGTATTAACAAATATGGGATGGATACCTATTAGGCAGGTGGTTGAAAGGCAAGATAGGGGGCAGAGATTAAGTGTTATAACTCATACAGGCAAAGAGCAGCCTATCATAGGGGCTTACAGAAATGGAGTAAAGCCTGTGTTGACCTTATCTTTCGGACAGGGGAAGGTTTTAACAAGTACAGGAAATCACCCATATTTGACTAGTAGAGGGTGGATACGAGCAGATGAATTAAAAGTAGGGGATATATGTTATGCCCTTAAAAGGAAGTGGTTTAGGCCATCGGACACAGAATTATACCAGCCCCACTTACTACAGTTGGGCTGCAATGAAGAACCGCTGTCTAAGCAAGACCAGCAAAGACTACAAGAACTACGGAGGAATGGGTATAAAGCTGTGCAGGCGTTGGCATCAGTTCCAGAACTTTTTGGAGGATATGGGAGAGAAGCCAGAGAAGGGGTGGTCGATAGATCGGATAGATGTGAACGGGGACTACACCCAAGAGAATTGCCAGTGGTCTACTGCAAGAACTCAGATGCAAAATCGAAGAAACAGCAAACTGATAACCTTCAAAGGGAAAACTATGACAGAGGGTGCGTGGGCAAAGAAGTACAAGATAAGCAGGGGAAGACTCCATTATCGGTTGACCGTTTTGGGACTACCTATGGAGATAGCCTTGATGAAGGAGAAGTTCTCCAATGCGGGATATTTGAAGAGTGTACAGTAGAATCTATCACTATAGATGGGGAGTGTGAAACTTTTGATTTGACTATACAAGATTCCCACTCTTTTGTAGCAGAGGGTATAGTAGTCCATAACACACTGCCAAAACATACTAAGTGGGCTGGATTATTACGTAGTTGCTATATAAGCCCACCGGGGTATGTATTCTTCCAAGTTGACTTTTCTCAAGGGGAGCTGAGAATAACGGCGTGTCACGCTAATGAATATACTATGCTAGCTGCTTACAAGAAAGGTATTGACCTACACGCTATGACCGGATCTGGATTATCCGGGTACAGCCTTGATGAGTTTTTATCATTTAAGGGGACTGAAGATAAGGGCCACATATTTGATGATTTTAGATTTAAAGCAAAAGCAGCTAATTTTGGGCTAGTTTATGGGATGCAGTCCAAAGGGTACAGAGAGTACGCTCGTACTGGGTTTGATTTAGACTTGTCATTAGCAGAGGCAGATGGTCAGAGAAACTTATTCTTTAATACTTACCCTGAACTTAAGTTCTGGCACGTGAGGCAAGTAGAGGAGGCTCATAGGAATAAGTCCGTGAGATCACCACTAGGTAGGGTGAGGAATCTTCCTTTAATTGATTCTAAGAACTGGTCTGTGGCTTCTAAGGCAGAGAGGCAGGCTATTAATGCCCCTATACAATCTACTCTTTCTGATTTATGTATGTGGTCTATGGTAAAAGTACGAGAAAGGTATTCCATGGAAGAAGTCTGGCTTGCTGGAATGACTCATGATAGTATATATGGGTACCTACCGGAGGAGCACTACAAAGAGAGACTTGCAGAGATAAAATATATAATGGAAAATTTACCATTAAAGGATAAGTTTCAATGGGAACCACAGATACCGTTTCCTGTTGATGTAGAGATTAGCCATACAAATTTAAAAGAGTTGGAGACTATACATGTCTAATAAAGAAACAAAAGAATCTAAAGTACCAGTGCTAAAGCTAGCTGCTAGTGGGCTATATAAGGATAGCATGACTAACTTTGAAAGTGGCCTCATAGCAGGGCCGGGGAGGGTAGACCCTAATAATAATACTCTATCATCTAATGCTTTAGAGTATGAGGATGATTTCAAAGATATGTATGGATCGGAGGGAGACACTCAAAAGAAGGTAGTAATACAACCACCCTTTAATCCATTAGATCTGGAGAGAATAGTAAAGCACAACAACACTCTTGAACCTTGTATAGAGGCCATGAAGACTAATATAGATGGTACGGGGTTTGAGTTGATTAGGAGTGCTGAGGATAAGAATAAAGACGAAGATGATAGTGATTCCCCAAAGGAAGACAAGGATCTACATATACTTAAATCGTTTTTTGCAGAACCTTGGCCGGGTAAGTCATTCACGACTATTCGTAGAGATCTTAGACAGGACATAGAGACAGTAGGGTATGGATTCTTAGAGGTTATACGTAACCCCAAAGGACAGATTATGTTCTTACGCCATGTACCAGTTAAGACTATGAGACTCATGAAGTTAGATGCAGGTAGGACTGTTACACGTGAGGTGAACCGTGGTGGGGTTAAAAGGAGTGTGAAAATAAACTTACGTTTCAGAAGGTTTGTACAGAAAGTAGGGGGCAGCGTAGTATACTTTAAAGAATTCCAAGCAGACCCTGATTTGGACAAGAAAACAGGAGACTGGGCTAAAGAAGGTACAGCATTAGGATTTGCAAAGAAAGCCACGGAGATTATCTATTTTGTTCTAAATAAGGACATCACAACCCCGTATGGTGTACCTAGATGGATAGCTCAAACTCCTAGTATAATGGGATCTAGGAAGGCAGAAGAGAACAATTTATCCTTCTTTAGCTCAGGAGGGATACCACCGTTTATCTTAATTGTCCAAGGTGGAATTTTGGCGCAGGAGACTAAGGATGCCCTAGAATCGGCATTATCATCAAGTTCAGTTACAAAACAACGTGGCCTAGTCATAGAAGCTCACAGCTCCGATGGGTCTATAGATGATAAGAGTAATGTCAAAGTACAAGTGGAGAGATTTGGCGGGGAGAAACAGAAGGATTCCCAATTTGAGGTATATGATAATAAATGTGAGATAAGAATAAGAGGATCATTTAGGTTGCCTCCTATATTTGTTGGACGTACAGGGGAATATAACTTCGC